GTGTCCAAGGACCATTGGGCAAAAAAACGGAGCGCATTGGGGGCGGGCGGCATCGGCATTGGAGTGGGTAGGCATTTCATTGAGCATTGCGACGAGTGAGTGTGCGTGTCATTGCCTCCCCCCTGGCGCGGCATTGGGGGTGTGTGCGCATACGGGGCTGACCGGCTTGGCTCCCTGGTGTGTGGGTGGCCAGCGGTGCCGGGGCTGACCGGCTTGACTCCCGGTGTGCGTGCCCACGAGCGCCCCCTGTGTGCCCTCGTGTGCTCACCAGCCGGGGCTGACCGGCTTGTGTCCCTCAACCGTGCTGACCGGCTTGAGCGGCTGCGTGCGTTGCTCTGCGTGCACTGGAGAACGGGGCTGACCGGGTTGACGCCCTCAACCGTGCTGACCGGCTTGACCCGGGTGGTACAGGCGTATCGTGGCGTGGTGTGAGAACCGGGCCATCGCCGTACAGCCGCCGCTACCGGGCTGAGCGGGCCCGGCTGCTCGCCGATCACCCGCTCTGCCACTTGCGGCTCGTCTGCGACGGCGCCACCGCGAACAGCGCCGACCATGACCCACCTCTTGCGCTGCACCGCCACCAACCCGGGTCCGGGTGTTGTCACCTCTTGCCGGCTTGCCTGCCCTGCCAGAAGGTGCAGGGCCGGGACATCGCTGCACTCGTGCGTGCCGGTATCACCACACCGCCACTCCCGGCGCCGTCGAGGGCATGGTGACCAAACTGGGCATACCCCGGCGCTTGGGTCAACAGCTCTGTCAGGCATGGGGCTTGAACCCCGAACTCGTCGAGTCCATCGCCATCACCATCACCGCCGACAATCTGCCCAAAGTGGCGGTCGTCATGCTGGCTGATGAGCGCGTCGAGCGGGTCCTGCGGCGCTATGAGCTGATCGAGGACACCACCCGTGAGTGATTGGCCAGAAGCCCACGACTTCGACTTGGCTGAGGCCCAACCGTGGGATCGCCAGCGCGACGAACCAACGAATCAGTACGCCGCCTTCCGCATCTACCGGGACTTGCCCCCATACCAGCGCACGCTGGGCGCGGTCAGCCAACAGATCGACGTGAACGAGTCCACGACCCGGCGTTGGGCTGAGCAGTGGTCCTGGCGCCTACGGGTGGAGGAATGGGACGACGCGTGCCACCGCATCGAGGACGGCGAGCGACTCGAAGCCATCCGTTCGATGCACTCCGCACACCGCCGGGCTGGACGCGCCATCTTCTCCAAGGCGATTCAGGCCATGACGCTGTTACGGCCCGAGGAGATGCCGCCGAGCGTGATCGCCCGCTTGCTCGATCTCGGCGCCAAACTCGAGCGCTCCACCCTCGTCGTGTCGGTGGAGGAGCTGCAAGGCGTCGAGGAGTACGTCGACACCGAGGACCCGTGGGAGCGCATTGCCGCCGAACTCGACCCGCACAACAGCGCCGCCGAACTCCCTGAATAGCCAGCCCCGCTGGGGAACGCCCCGGCAGCTTGACCGGCCAACGCGGGGAGGACTCGACCGACAAGTCGCGCAGCTGATCGGCTGGCGGTTCTTTCCCTGGCAGTCTCACGTCGCCGATGTCGGCGGCGAGTACGACCCGCTTACCAAGATTCCCTGTTACCGAACGGTGGGCGTGGCGGTGTCGCGCCAGAACGGCAAGACCACGCTCGTCTGTTCACGAATCGCCCGCCAACTCATTCCGCCCCGGCAAACGGTGGCGTACACGGCCCAGGACCGCGGGCTTGCCCGCACCAAGTGGGACGAACACGTCGAGCTGTTGATGAGCACGCCGTTTGCCGAACGCGTCGCTCGGGTAGACCGCACCAACCATCGCGAGATGCTGGTGATGGAGAACGGCTCGCGCTACATGCCGGTGACCCCGACCGGCAAGAAGGCCGGGCGCTCATTGAGCATCGACTTGGCCGTGGTGGACGAGGCGCACGCGCACGAGGGCATGGGCGTGATCTCGGCCATCCAACCGGCGATGTCGGCCCGCCCCCACGCGCAGATATGGCTGCTCTCCAACGCCGGGAACTCGCGCTCGACGTTGTGGCGCCACTACACCGACATCGGGCGCATCGAGTCGGACAACCCGGCGTCGACAATGGCCTGGTTCGAGTACGCCGGGGCGCCCGATGCCGACGTGTTCGACCGCCAAAGTTGGGGCGAGGCCAACCCCAGTCTCGGGCTGACCGGGGGCGTGCTCGAAACGGCACTGAGCGACGGGGCCCTGACGATGGAGCGCGACGTGTTCATGCGCGAGCACCTGAACGTGTGGATGGACTCGGCGGCTATCGCCGGGATCGACGCGCTGACGTGGGCCGCCTGTCGTCGTGACGATGTCACGCCGGGCGCTCAGGTCGCCTTCGGGCTCGACTTCACCCCCGAACGCGATCGCGGCGCCTTGGTCGTCTGCGGCGAGGTGACCACCGACAGCGGCGAAGTCCTGACCCCGGTGGAGCTGATCGAATCCGGCTCGGACCTCGAGCGCCTCATCAGCCGCGCCGCCGAAGTGGCGAACGCCTGGGACGGGCTCATCACCATCGACCGGGGCTCACCGGCTTCATCGGCCATTCCGGCCCTGGAGCGTCTCACCCAGCGCGACGACGGACTCAGCCACCGGGTCCGGTTGATTCCGCTGACCGAGCTGGTGCGGGCGTGTGGGGACTTCCACGACGCGGCCATTGACGCCCGCATCTCACACCGGGGCGACTACCGACTGACCGATGCCGTCACGAGCGCCACCAAGCGCCAAGTGGGCGACGCGTGGTGTTGGCAACGGCGCGGGCACGCTGACATCTCACCGCTCGTCGCGGCGACGTTGGCGCGCTGGGGTGTGGTCGCGGCGCCGGAGCCGTTGGTGCCCGCCGTGTACTGACGTGATAGTCGTCTATCTCTGGTGTGCTCGAGACGGTTAGCCTGGGACCCCGATGGCGTCCTACTTGACTGACTCGGGCTTGATGGTGACCGACCGACGCCACACTCGGAGCAACGACGACCCCCGCAGTTGGCCCCCCAACGACAACGGCCCCGGCGTGAACGACCCGCCGAGCACCGTCGGCCCGACCAGTAGCGAGGGCTTCGGCAACGATCACGTCATGTACCCCGCCGACACCGGGCCCCCGGCGACGACCGACATCATCCGCACGCCGCCGGTCATGCCCTGGTCCGGTTGGCCCGTCGAGTGGCAGACCCCGCTTTGGGGCCAAGCAGTCGGGCTCGGCGGCATTATGAACCGGGTATCGACGGTGTTCGGCGCCATCGACCTGAACTCGTCGCTGCTCTCGACCATGCCGCCGTACCGGATGATCGGCGACACCGTCGTCCCGGCGTTGCCCTGGATGCTCAACCCCCAACCCGAGGTCTACACCGGCTGGACTGAGGCGATGAAACAGGTCGTCATGTCGTACTTCAACGGCGAGGCGTTCTTGTGGGCCACCAACCGTTACCCGGACAACTCCGTGCGCAACTGGGTCATGCTCGATCCCCGGTGGGTCGATGTCGAGATGATGGGCCAGATTCGCCGCTACTTCATGCGTGACGTGGACATCACCGAGGACGTGCTGCACCTGCGTTACACGAGCTGGCCCGGCGACCCGCACGGGCACGGCCCGCTCGAAGCGCTGGCGCTCAACCTGTTCGGCGTCGCCGCATTGGAGCGCTATCAGTCCAACTTGGCCACCCGGGGCGGCATCCCGTGGGGTGCGCTCACGGCGCCGGGCAATCTCAACCCGACTCAGGCGGACCAACTCCGTGATCGTTTCGTCTCGGCCCGGCTCTCGTCGATGGGCGCGCCGGCGGTTCTGTCCGGCGGCGTGACGCTCACGCCGTTCTCCATTTCGCCCAAGGACATGGCGCTGCTCGAACTGCGCCAGTACGACGAGTCCCGGATCGCCGTGTTGCTCTGCGTGCCGCCGATGCTGTTGGGCCTACCCAGCGGCGACAACTCGATGACGTACCGCAACGCCGAAGGCATCTACGACTTCCACTGGCGGGCCTATCTGCGGCCCAAGGCGGCGACGATCATGGAGGCCGTTTCCGGCTGGGCCCTCGGACCTGGGCAACGCCTCGAAGTCAACCGCGACGAGTACGTGCGCCCGGCGTTTGCCGATCGCGTGGTCGGCTACAACACCCTGTTCAACATCTTCGACCCGGTGACCGGCGAACGCGCCATCTCCATCGCCGAGATTCGCGCCGCCGAGCGCCTGTCCGAAGATGTCCAACTGGGGGCCCGGTGAGCGACGAGGACGAGGTCGCCACGCTGCTGGCACAGGTCGTCATGTTCGACAGCGATGCTCCTCCTCCACCAGAGGAACTGGCGCTGAACGACGCAGTCCTCGGCCACCTGTCGGACCGTCCAGCCCGGTCAACCCCGGCATCGGACCCCGACGTGGTCGAGGCCCTGCGGCTGAGCTACGCCATCGCCGCCGCACTCGCCGAGTTGGGCGCACCCACCCCCGACTACCCGGCGCCGGTCGCCAACGCCGTCCGCATCCTCACCGAAGCCCTACTCGGAGGCGAACCAACATGAGCACCCAGCCCACCTTCATCCGAGCGTTCCCGGTGGCCGTCGAGCGCACCGGCCCGCACCAACTCACCGGGCGTCTCGTGCCCTACGGGCAGGTGGCTTACGTGGCCGACCAACTGCCCAACGGCGAGTTCGAGGTGTACCAGGAGGGCTTCCGCTCCGGCGCCTTCAAGCGACAGGTGTCCAGTCCCGAGCCCGGGGTGGTGCGCAAGATCGGGCTCATCCACCGCCACGACGGCGGGCTCGGGTTCTTGGGGCCATTCGTGGCGCTACGCGAGGCGGCGGACGGGCTCTACGGCGACGTGCGGATTCTGCCCACCAAGGCCGACGACGTGGAAGCGTTGCTCGAAGAAGGCGTCAACGAACTCTCGGTCGAGTTCCGGCTGCACAAGTCCGACCACACCCAGATCGACGAGAGCGGCGTGCGCTGGCGCACCGGGGTCCATCTCGACCAGGTGGCGCTCGAGCCCCAAGGCGCCTACTCCAACGCGCAAGTGCTGGCGTACCGCAGCGAGATCGACGACGAGCAGAAGGCGCAGGCGCAAGCCGAAGCCGAGCGCAAAGCCGCCGAGGAGGAAGCCGCCGCCAAAGCCGCCGAAGAACAGGCGAGCAAGGAACGCGCCGAGAAGGAAGCCCAAGAGGCCGTCGAGCGCAAGCGGCGGTGGGAGGAACTCGCCGCCCGGGTGGACGACGAACGGGCCAAACAAGCGCAATACCTACGCGACTACGGGGTCACGCAGCTCCCGGGGCACCCACGATGACCCGGCTCCGCGGTTATACGCCGGTGCTGGCGCTCCTCGCCGGGCTGGCGGCGGTGGTGCTCGGACTCATTGCGATCTTCCAAGCGCAGCCCGCCAGCGACACGATTGATCTGCTCGGATGGGCCGCGTTCTCCGGCGGCGTCGGCGTGGCGCTGTTGTGTCTCCCGCCGCTGCCCTGATAGCCGTCTAGCACGCCGCCGATCCCCCGCCTCGGGATACAGCGACAGGGGACCAGCGGCACCAACAAGCTATCGGGGCTGACCGGCTTGAACCGGGGTCATTGACGAGACACGCCCGGGTGTGCCTACTCTGGTTGCCCTGAGCAGTCGGTGACAGACTCGCCGCCTTTTGACAGACCGAGCGATTGGTGCCCGCCCGGTGTCGTGAGGCCCGACCCGCCCGATGCGAACCCCACCATCATTCGGGTTCTGGCATCGCTAGGCCCACGTCACCGGGAGGCACCGATGCCCCACGCACTTGTCGAGCAGTACATCAATGAGCGCGACCAGCTGGTCAACACCGTGTCCGTGCTCAAGAACGCCACGCTGGACCGGGGTGGTGACCCGAGCAGCCAGGACCTCGAACTGATGGGCAAGTCCTACGAGCGCATCGACAAGCTCGACGAACTCATCAAGATTCTCGGCGAGGACAAGACGATGGACGCCGACACCCGGGACAAGTTGCTTGCCCCGACGCCGAGCACGTCGCTGGGCGGCATCAAGTACCGCAGCGGCGGCGAGATGGTCTGGGACTGTCTGCACGCCAACTATGGCTCGCAGCACGACCACGAGGACCAGGAGGCGAAGCGCCGCTGGGACACCGTAATGAAGCGCGCCGCTGAGCACATGGGCACCAGCGCCGCCGAAACCACGCCGGTCGCCGGTGGCATCGGAGGGCTCTACGTGGTCCCCGTCGTCGGGCCGGTCATCGACCTCTACCCCAGCGGTCAGCCGTTTCTCACGGCCATCGGCAAGCAACCGGCGCCAAACGCGTTGAACTTCACGCGTCCGCGCCTGGTCGACGACAACTTCACCACCGGGGCAGCCGTGCAAACGCTGGAGAAGGCCGAGCTGGTCAGCAAGAAGTTCGATGTCAAGACCGACGCGCTCACGCTCGACACGGTCGGCGGTTACCTGAACATCAGCCAGCAACTCATGTCGCTGCAATCGAGCGGGTGGAACATCATCGTCGGTCAGCTGCAAAAGCGCGTGGCGTATCAGGGTGAAGCCGGGGCGCTCACCGAACTGGCCAAGACCACCGCCCACATTCCGCTGGCTGCCGGGGCCGATTCAGCCACAGTCATCGCCGCGCTGTTCGACGCCGCCGCCCTGGTGTACGAGAACACCAAGGAACTGCCGACGTGGATCGCCTACGGGCCGCAGGGCTGGGCCATGCTGGGCTCGCTCTGTGACGCCGCCGGGCGCCCGCTGTTCCCGTTCCTCGGAGCAACCAACGCCGCCGGGTCTGCCGCGCTGAGCGACTTCAACCTGGGGCCGTTGGGCTTGCAGCAGATCGTGACGCCAGGCATCGCGACCACCGACCTGTTCATGGGCAACACGGTGGCGATGGAGGCGTACTCGTACTCGTTCCCGATCCTCGAAGCCATCGAGCCCGCCTTGATGGGTCGCCAGGTCGCCGTCGCAGAGGCGCTCTGCTTCTACCGGCCCACGACCAAGGAAGCCGGGCCCTCCGACACGCCGCCCGCCGAAGCCAACGGCGCGGTCCGCATCGGCGTCTGAGAAGTAGTCGGGGGCGGTGGCTCTCTCGGTGCATGGCAGCTCCGGCCCACCGCCCCCGGCCCGCTCGATCACCACAGGAGGACTGAACGATGAGCATGACCCCGACCACCGAGACGACAACAAGGCGAGCCGCCTTGTGGGCTGCCAGCTACTACGACGCCAGCATCCCGCCTGACTTGCTGGGACCCCCGGAGGCACCCGTCCTCGACGCGCTCGACCCAGACACCATCACCGTCGGGCCCCCGCCCACGCCGCTGGTCATCACCGGCAGCAACTTCAACGCCAACTCGAAGGTCTGGGCCGACGAGGAAGCCCAGTTGACCACGTTCGTCAGCGATACCGAGCTGACCTACAACGCCGAGGCCGACCGGGAGGGAACGCAGACCATCACCGTGCGGCACGGCGGGCTCAGCTCCGATGCCATCGAACTCACCGTCGCCGCCGATGAGGGGCGGAGCGTCGAGTCACCGGCGCCGGAGCCCGACCCCGACGACGAGCCCGACCCCGAGGACGAGCCCGGCGACGAGGAGGACTGAGTTGGGTTCTTACGCCACCGTCGACGAGCTGGCCGAGGCGCTGGAGATTCGGGTCACCGATCAGAATCACCAACTGCTCGACGACTGCCTCGACGCCGCCGCCACCGAGATCAACCACTTCCTCGACGGCAACCCGCTGACTGACCCGCCGCCGGGCATCATCATCCGCACCAACGTCAACCGGGCCGTCGAGTGGTACAAGGCTCCCGCGACGTACAACGGCGGGGTCGGCACGACCGAAGTCGGCACACTCACCGCCCCGCAGTCGGGCTTCGAGCGCCACTCTGCCGCCCTGTTGCCGCTCAAGGCGAGCTGGGGCATCGCATGAACCTGTTGGAAGTGCGCGACAAGTTGGGAGCGGTGCTCGCACCCATCGACGACGACGACCCGAACGTGCTCACGTCCCTGGTGGACGCCATCGAACCCCCGGCCCTCATGTTGGGCTGGAACGAACCGTGGCTCGAGCCCGAGGGCATGTGCTTCAACACCGGGCATGTGGTCGTGACCTGCGTGGCGGCGCGCCTCTCCCCCGGCGAAGGCATCGCCAAGCTCGAAGAACTGGTCGCTTACACGTTGCGGCGCCTACGCACCGACACCGAGAGCTGGGCGCTGACCAACGTGAGCGGGCCCCGGGTGTTCCTGATCGCCAAGACCAACTACCTCGCGTGCCGCATCGCGTTGCGCGTGAGCATCTCGGAGTAGCGCGATGCCCGACGGAACCGGCGTCGAGATGGTGGGGCTGGCTGAGGCCAACGCCGCCATCAAGCAGTGGGCGAACAGCCAGCTCCCGCTCGACTTCATCATCGGCACCCGCTCGTTCGCCGACTCGGTGGCCACTGAGGTAGCAGCAAGAGTCCCGGTGCTGACCGGCGCGCTCGCCGGGTCAGTGGTGGGCGTCAGCGACGACAAGAGCAGCGGCGTCGGCATGGGCAACGACGACGACGTGCCCTACGCCAGATGGATCGAGTTCGGCGGCAGCCGCGGGCGGGACTTGGTGCCGCAAGGGCGCTACGTCTATCCAACGATTCAGAGCGCCATGTCCCAGCTCGCCGACGCCGCCGGGACCACGGCCAAGACCTCCATCGCCAAGTACCCGTGGCCGAGCCCGAGCCCAGCATGAGAGACATCTATCAAACAGAGAAGGGAACCCACCCATGACCGCACCTGTCGTATCGGCTGGCAAGCCGTTCACACTCACCGGGGCCTACGTCGAGCTGTCCGGCACCGACTTCACCTGTCTCACCAACCACCTCGTCATCAAGCCGGACGTGACCAAGGAAACGGCCAAGTCCATTTGCGGCTCGGTCGACTACGTGGGGCAGATCAAGTGGCTGTTCGGGCTGACCCTCTACCAGTCGTTCGAGGATGCCACCGCCACCTACCAAGTGCTCGACGCGGCGGTCAAGGCCGGCGTTGCGGTGCCGTTCGTCGTGCGCCCGTACCCCGGCCCGGCGGGTCCGGCGAACCCAGAGTTCACCGGCATGGTCAACCCTGAGCCGTTCACCATCTTCGACTCCGACGCCGGGGCGCTCGTCACCACCGACATCGAGTGGACCTGTCTCGAGGAACCAACGGTCACCAACACCGTTGGCGGCGGCACGCAGAGCGCCGCGCAGAAGCCTGCCGAGAAAGTCGACGCCAACAGCTGACCGGCTTAACTCCCGGGTCCCCACCGACCACCCGACCAAACAGGAGGACCACCGATGACGATTGACCCCAGCCTTCTCCCGCCCGACGAAGATGCCGGGCTCCCGCTTGACGAGCCCGAGATCGTCACCGTTGGGGCGCGTGGGTTCCGCGTCCGAGCCAACGACATCCGAGCGCTCAAGAAGGCCACCGGGCTCACGCTGGGCGACCTGCTCAACGGCGACGATATGGCCGATCAGACGCAAGCGATGGCGTTCCTGGCCCTGCGCCGCAAACACCCCGACGAGGACCCGGGGGAGCTTTGGGAGAGGGCCGGGGACATTGATGTCGAGTTTGACGCCGAGCCACCGACGCCGGACCCTACCGCCGCGCCGTCCTCCTGAATGTGGCGAGCATGTGCCGCTACTGGCGCATGACGCCCGACGAGGTCGACGCGCTCGACGACGATATGTACCACGCCATGCGCGAGTTCATGGACCTCGAACGCGCTGAGATAGCCCGGCAGAACAGGCGCCGCTGATGCCACCCGGCGGTCCATCGGTCCTCGTCCGCTTCCTGTCCGACATGACCGGGCTGAAGAAGGGCATTGACGACACCGCCACGCAGAGCGAGTCGGCGGGCACCCGGATTCACGGCGCCTTCTCCACCGTCATCGGGCAGTTGAACCAGACCGGCATCCTCGGGCCTTTCGGCGCCTCGCTCGAAACGGCCAATCAGGGCCTCGACAAGATGTCGACAAAGACCGGCAGCATGGGCACCAAACTGATGGGGCTCGGCGGCGTCGCGTTGGGCGCCGGGCTGGCGCTACAAGCGGCGGGCTCCAAGGAACAAGCGGCGACCCAACAACTCTCGGCCAGCATCGACGCCACCGGGCACTCGTATGACACCTACACCACCAAGATCGACGCCGCCGTCAAGCACCAAGAGACGTTCGGCAACACCGCCGCCGAAACCAAAGGCGCCCTGCAAAAGCTCACACAGGCCACCGGCGACCCCACCAAAGCGCTGGAGATGCTCGGTACTGCCTCCGACCTCGCCGCGGCCAAGCACGAGAGTCTGGGCCAGGCGGCGGGACAGATGGGCAAGATATACAACGGCGCCACCAGGACCCTCAAAGAGTTCGGGGTCAGTGCCGAGAAGGCGTCCACGTCGCAGAACCTCCTCAAAGGCGCCCAGAAGGCGGCGACGAGCGCGGACGAGGGCGTGCAAAAGGCGCTCAAGGCGCAGACCGAGCTGCACGAGAAGCTGGCCGGGAAAACCAAGCTCACCGCCGGTGAGATCGTCTCGCTCCAAAAGGCCAACGACAACGTCGCTACCGCGTCGGACAAGGCGAAAGCGGCCCACGAGCGGCTCGACACCGCACAGAAGAACGTCAAGACATCGGCGCAAGTCGGCACGGACATGATCGGCAAGCTGGGCGACAAGCTCAAGGGTCAAGCGTCAGCCGGGGCCGACACCTTCGGCGGGAAGATCAAGAGCATGAGGGCCAAAGTCGAGGACGCCGTCTCGACCTTCGGGCAGAAGTACGGCCCGGCCATCACCATCGCCGGAGCGGCGACGACTGGGTTCGGCTCCGCGCTCGAAGTCGGCAAGGCAGCGATGGCGGCGTACAAGGCCATGACTGCCGAGGGCGCGGTGCAAATGGCCATCTTCAACGCGGTGATGGACGCCAACGTCTTTATCCTCATCGCCATCGCCGTCGCCGCGCTCGTCGCCGGGTTCATCCTGCTTTACAAGCACTCACAACTGGTGCGCGAGATCGTGGCCGACATCGGCAAGTTTGGCAAGGACGCGTTCAAGGGGCTCGAAGCGGCGTTCCACGCCGTCGTCGACGCCGCCAAAAAGGTGTTCAACTGGATCAAAGAGAACTGGCCTCTGCTCGCTGAGATATTGCTGGCGTTAACCAGCCCCCTCGGCTTGGTGATTGCCGTGTTCATCAGGTTTCACGATCAGATCATCGGCTTCTTCACCAAACTGCCGGGCGAAATACTCGCCGCGCTCGGCGCGCTCGGGGGCCTGTTGACCCAAGTGGGGACAGACATCATCAACGGGCTCTGGCAAGGCATCCAAACGGCCTGGAACGCCGGGGTGGGCTGGATCACCGGGCTCGGACAATCCATCCTCGGCGCCGTCGGCGCTCTGGGGAACCTGTTGCTCAATGTGGGCGAGGACGTGATCCACGGCTTGCTCGCCGGGCTGCAATGGGTCTGGAACACCGAAGTCAACGGCTGGCTCAACATCGGTCAGAAGATCATCGGCGCCATCGGCAATCTCGGGGGCCTGCTGCTCGAAGTTGGCAAGTCGGTCATCCACGGGCTCCTCGACGGACTCAAGTGGGTGTGGGACCACGAGGTCACCGGCTGGCTCAACATCGGGCAGAAGATCAAGGGCGCCATCGGGACGTTGGGCGCCCTGCTGTTCGACGTGGGCAAGTCGATCATCAACGGTCTGTGGGACGGCATGAAGAATATGTGGAACAACGTGAGCGGCTGGGTCGGCGGACTGGGCTCCAAGATCGCCGGGCTCAAGGGCCCGCTCGAGTACGACCGCAAGCTCCTCGTTCCCGCCGGGCACGCCATCATGGCCGGGCTCGACGAGGGCCTGCGCGCTGGCATGAGGACAGTGCAACAAACGCTGGGCGACTTCACCGCCAGCATCGGCGCCCCGGTCATCGTCGGCGGTGGCGGACAAGTGATAGGCAACTATCAGCAACGCGCCGGCGGCTCAACCCGGTCAGCCCCGGCCATCGTGATCGAGCGCGCCGAGTTTCGCGAGACGCTCGACGTTGACTCGTTCATGCGCCGGGCTGCCTGGGCAATCACGACCGAGTCGCTATGAGCCCGTGCGTCCGCAAAGCGTGGCTCGTCCTGGGCAACCAGAGCATCCAGCTCGAGGACCGGGCGGCGGGCTATCTGCTGTCATCGCTCGACCTCGGTTACGGCTCACCCCGGGTCGTCGACAACAACCGGCCCGACGCTGACGGCGTCGACGACCGCACGCAGTTCCAAGGCGGACGAGTCGTATCAGCCGATCTGACCGCTCTCACCGACCTTGGCGCAAGGGTTGACGAGGTCGCCTTGTCCTTTGGCCCGTACATGCAGGCGAGCCAGCGCCCGGTCCTGCACTACGTCCTTGACGCCGGGTCGAACCCCGAGCGCACCTTGACGCTGCGCCCTGACGGTTACGCCTTCAAGATCGAGGACACCGGCGAGCGCGACATCCATCTGCAATGGGTCGCCCCCGACCCCATTGCCTACGACCCGATCTCGAAGCTGGCGACGGCGTGGGCCGGAGCGACGGTGCAACACGGGCGCCAATATCCCCTGAGCTTTCCCCGCACCTACGCGTCGGGACCGGGCGGTGTGCGCGTGGACGCCGTATTCAGTGTGACCGGGGACTACCCCGCGCAGCCAGTCATCCGCATCTACGGGCCGATCACCAACCCGCGGGTGCTTTTCGCCCCTAATGGCGGCGGGTTGGGACCCCAAATCCCGCTGAAATACCAAATCGGCGGGGGCCAACACGTCACCGTCGACACGAAGGCGCACACGGTCTATCTGGGCGAGGACTCGACGGCGTCGCTGTTGTCGGCGGTGGATTGGGTGAATCTGTGGTGGCCCGTCCTCACCCCGCAAATCTCGCCGATCACCATGATCTTGCAAGGAACGAACACGACCGGCCTGTCCCAAGCTCAGGCGACGTGGACCGAGGGGTATCTGTGAGCGCGCCCATTCCCTACGGGCGCGGCCGGTGGCGCGTGTCGGTGCATCGCCGCTCGTTCCAAAACGAACCGTTGAACTCCACCATCATCGCTGACATACACGACGCCCGAGGGCGACGGTTGGAAAAGACACTCAACGCGCCTGCCCGGTTTACGTTCACCGTGGACGGGCGCTCCGACACGGCGAAGCTCGTGCGGGAAATGCAAACGGACATCGTGGCGTGGCGTTGGGACGAGGCGGGCGGCGGGGATTGGCCGGTCTTTCGCGGCGTCGTGGCCCAGGGCGAGGACCAACTGACCGAGCAGTCGCACACGGTCACGTTTACCTGCCACGACTACCTGGGCATGGTGGCGCGGCGCTACCTCACCAGCGCGGTCAACTACACCCAGTTCGACCAAGATCGAATCGTCGTCGACCTGTTGGCACGAGCGGTCAATCTTCAAGCGGCCAACGGGACAATCTTTTATCCCGCCTCGTTCCTGCCGCTTGGCATCGCCCGCGTGAACAGCGACGGGTCGGATCGGCCCGCGCTCTCGACCCAACTACGAGATCGCAACTACACGGCGCAATCGAATGTCGGTCAACTGATCGACGATCTGGCCAAGTGTGCGCCCCTGGTCGGTACGTCCAGTGCACCAACATCGTTTGATTACGACGTGTTGCCCTCGGGGAATATCAACGGTCCCAACCTTGACCAATGGGACAACCTGCGCCTGTTCTACCCGGCGCAGGGGGTCACGAACCCGTTGGTTCTCGAATACGGGTCCACGGTATCGACGGTCACCCGGTCGGCCAACAGTGCCGATTATGCCAACTACGTCCGCATCGTCGGCAACGCCCCCGATGCCACGTCCCCGCCCTACTTCTCCGAGCGATGGAACGCCGATGCCCTCAGCGGGATCGTGGGCGCGGTCGGGTTGTGGCAGAACAGCGACAACGCCCCGGACGTGTCCATCCAATCGACGTTGGACCAAAAGGCACAGGGGGACCTCAACACGTCGGGCGTGTTGGTGCCGTCGTATTCGTTGGGACTACGCCCGGGCACCTATCACCACGGTCTGTTCCGCATGGGCGACACGGTCAGCCTCGTTATCCAATCGGGACGCCTCAACGTGTTTACCGACGCCACGGGCGGCGGCGGCGTGCGCGTGGTGGGGATCAGTTACGACATCGGCGACGACGGCGACGAGAACGTGGTCCTTACCGCCGGACGACCGCCAACCACTCTGGCCGACCTGCTCCGCGCCGGAACGGCTGACATTGACGCCCTCTCGAGAAGGTAGGAGAGAACATGGCAAAACACACCCCGCTATGGCAACAGGTCCCGACCTACCCCGCCCAGCTCGACCGCTCGTTGTTGGCGGCGTTGTGGCCGACCGGCGCCGTAACAGGCGGCGTAGCAACGACGGTCGCCAACACTATGGACGTGTCGGTGGCGCCGGGGTCCGCCGCCGTCCCGCTGGCGACCGGGCAGGGGACGGCGTTATGTGTGTGGGACGCCGCCGAACTGGTGGCCCCGCGGGTTCCCGCCGCGCCCGCTTCGGGACAATCCCGTGTCGACCTCATTATCGTGCAGGTGCGGGACCCCGACCTCGACGGCGGAGACAACAACGATTTCATCATTACGTCGGTGACCGGCGTACCGGCGGCGTCGAACCCGGCTGTCCCCGCCACGCCCGCCAACGCGTTGTTGCTCTACAGATTGATCGTGCCCGGGGGAGTGGCGAACCTCAACACGGCGGCGTTGCTCGACTTCCGCCCGTCAAGCATTTTGGCCGTGAACAAGGCGCCCGGTTGCCAGGTGTCGCAAAACGCGAGCATCACCGTGACCTCATACGGCGCCGTCCCGTGGGACACGGTCGCCTATGACCCGTCCGGCATGTACGCGGTGGGTACTGGCATTTTCACTATCAAGACAGACGGGCGCTACGCCCTGAACATGGCTCTCCGATCGGACCGCGCTGTTTCGTGGTCCATTGGCGCTGACGTAGACCCGGGCACGGGCACCTTCACGGCATGGACTCAAGCAAGCACCACGACGCCAGGAACCAATAACTCGGCCATCTACGCGCCGGGCTCCGTGGGGCTGCGAGCCGGAAGCAGGGTCCGCTTCATATGCAGCGGGACCCCGGCCAACACTGTCGGCGGGTCACCGTTCAACTTTGCCAGCGTCTCATACCAGCAGCCGTTCTAAGAAAGGACAACGATGAGCTACAAGGCACAGTGGGACCTCAGTAGCGACACCGGCTTCGTCAACCGAAGTCGAGCCTGTCTGAACGAACAGGCACTTATCTTCAAGGATGCGGCGGACGCGATGTTCAAGGCATTGGCCAATGTGATTCTGCGCAACGACGATCCGGCTGTCACGTCGTCATTCATCACCATCCTGGCCGGGTCCCCCGGGTTTGCCGACACGGCGGACCCCGAAGGCGATGGCACGGTTGATGACACGCTCATCGACGACGAGATGCTGCTCTCGAATGTCCAAACCCAATGGCCCACCGTGGCCGCGTTGTTCTTCGACGCCGAAGGCAACCCGATTGGAGGAACACCATGACCGACACCGAACGCCGTATACCCGACCCGACACCCGAGCCCGACGAGGAACCGGCGCACGACGGCGCCGAAGGCGACGGCGACGACCGACTGGGCGAACGGCACGATGACGCTTAGACGAGAGTGGATCGGATCGCCCAACTACTCAAGCCGGGGTGGCTCCCGGGTGAGATTGGTCGTGCTGCACACCGCCGAAGGCGCGCTCACGTACCAGTCCCTCGGCTCGTTCTTCTCAAACCCAGCCTCCGGCGTCTCGAGCCACACCGGCATCGACGACACGCCCGGCGTCATCGGTGAGTACGTGCGGCGGGACCTCAAAGCCTGGACCCAGGGCAACGCCAACCCGTACTCGGTGGCCGCCGAACTGTGTGCGTTCGCAGAGTGGTCGACGGCAGAATGGGATCGACACCCGGCCATGTTGCTCAACACGGCGCAGTGGGTGGCCGAAGAATGTGCGGCGTTCAACGTCCCGGTCAGACGCTTGAGCGCGGCGCAGGCCCAAGGCGGCGAGGCCGGGGTGTGTCAACACGTCGACCTCGGCGCTGCGGGCGGTAACCATTGGGACTGCGGGCCCGGGTTCCCGATGGACGACGTACTCAACATGGCCCGGGGCTCGAGCAGCCCGGCGCCGACGAAACGAAAGGGGCGAAACATGATCGCCAAAACAGCATCAGGCAACGGTTACTGGACCGCCACCTACGACGGCGGCATCAACACCTTCGGGGACGCTGAGTTCAAGGGAGCGGCCAACGACCCCGACGCGGGCGGACCCGGGCAGCCACACTTGCAGCCCGGCGCCGAGATCGTGGGCATCGAGGGACACGGCGACGACGGCTATTGGTTGCTTGCGTCGGACGGCTCGGTGTTCGCTTACGGCTCGGCGCAGTTCCACGGGCGCCCCGACCGGGTCTGACCGGCCATGCCCCCGGGCAAGTACGACCTCAGCCTCTATCGGGGCGATACGGGCGAATGGCGATTCGTTCTGTGGGAGGACCCCGAGATGACGATCCCGGTCGATCTCACCGGCGTCATGGCCAAGTCGGAGATACGAGACAAGTCAGGCGGGACGCTCATCGTCGACCTCGGCTGCACCGTCATACCGCCCAACAGCGTCGACGTTGTCCTTGCCGCCGCTGATTCTCTCGAATGTCCCTCCAAGGGCGTCTGGGACCTACAGCTCACCTACGCCGACAGTTCGGTGCACACCGTCATCGGCGGGGACGTGACAACGACAGCTGACGTGACGGACTCTGTGCCAGCCCCGGCAACGGAAGCCACGCGGCGATGAGCACCATCGTTGTCGACGATGGCGGCAGCACCGTTGTCGTCGAGTGCCCCGACACCGCGCCCTCAGTCATCGAGATACCCGGCACCGGCCCACCCGGACCACCTGGTCCTCCTGGTGACCCCGGAGCACCCGGAGCACCCGGAGCGACTGGTCCTCAAGGTCCGATGGGATACACCGGACCCGTTGGTTCTCCTGGTCCTCCTGGGGCCGACTCGACGGTGCCGGGTCCCCCTGGCGCCACTGGTCCTCCGGGTCCACCGGGCGAGACGTGGGTGGAGATGACGCAAGCCGACTACGACGCCTTGCCGACCAAGGACCCGGCGACGCTCTACATCATCAACGGCTGATGCCACTCCTCAACGCGGCGGGGATGCTCTATCTCAACGGGGCAGTGAAAGCCGTGAGGCTCGGCGTCGTTCCGATATGGGACAACAGCACGGGGCCGTGGATCGACAGCATCGACCCACCGAGCGGCATATCGCCTCCGACGACAGAGCCCGTCGACATCTACGGCTCGAGGTTCAGCGCTGGCTCGTGGGTCTGGTGGGTCCCATCCACCAACCCGAATGGTGCGGCGTTCGGGAGCGCCGTCACGTTTCGCGACTCCACCTATCTTTCATCAACGCTGCACCATCTCAATCCCAACGTGAACTATCTGGTGTGGGTGAGCACGGGGACCACGCAAACGTCCGGCCCGTTGTCGAACCGAGTGCTGTTCCCTGTCTACGACATGCCGAGCTTGAACCCCAACTGAATGAGCCACCGCCCGATCGGGCCCGATCATGTGGCGTTCGTGCTCGCCATCGCCCTGGCCCTGTCGGCGTCGCTCATCCTGATCGGCACCATCGTCCAGATATTGCACGGCACGCCCGAAGTCAGGCTCTCCGAGAACGCCACGCAGATACTCATCGCGTCCGTATCGGGGCTGACCGGCGTGCTCGGCGGCTACATGGGCTATCGGCTCGGCAAACGCGACGACGATGAGGACCGATAGACGACTATCACGAGCGCACCCGGCCCACGCTGGTCGCCCGTACCAACTTGGCGACAGCTCGCCCCCCAGCTGCCCGCGTAGCTGGATGCTCGCCACCATCGCCCATCTCGCCGCGAGCATCGGAATCGAGCTGCCCTTCGAGGGCGTAGTCGGTCAAGGCTTCGGCCTCAGCTTGCGTCAGCTCGATTCGCACCATGCGCCTCATCACGGCGCTACACCCTCGCAATGGCGCCGGAACGTCTTGAGTTCGGGGTCGTAGCGATACCAGCACATGAACGGCTCCGTCTCGACGCTCAGCTCATCGGCGGGCTGATCGTCAACGCCGGTCGGGCGCCCGCAATGGCGACAGGTGCCGCCGTCGATGCACGCCTCGCAGAGTCGGAGCACGGCGCGCCACGGCGTCATGCCTCCGCAAGCATCCCAGTGGTCCGGCATGAGGAGCTGACCGGCTTCATCGGACCGCTCAGGCCAATGGGCGCTGGCCACCCAGACGATCGGCCCTTCCTCACCCGGGTCGGGCTCAACGACACGAATCTCGAACCCATCGGCCCCCGTGCGTCCGATGAGCTGCGTGGCGGCGGCAACCCTGCCATCCTCGACGGCGTCCAGCGCCCCCCCATCAGTGCTCATGTTCGGCGAAGTCCCGACGCAGGTCCGCCAACGAGTCGATCACCGTGTCGATGCGACCGTTGAGCGCATCGAGCCGAGCGTTCAACGCGGCGGCGAGGACCCGAATCTCGTTGCTGATCTCTCGAATCTCACTCTGGCGGGGGCTCACGAAACCCTCCTCAGTTTGGGCTTGCCCGGCTTGACCCGGGTGTTCTGGCGGGCACGGCGCAGATACTCCTTGCGCACGAGCACTTTAGCGCCCTCGCCCTTGGGCAATGCGTAGCCCTCCGGCGTCCGGTAGGCCCGCTCCACGAGGTCGCCGGTCACGTTGCTCCACACGTCGTAACGGATCGTCCCGCAACGCAGACACCGGAACTGCATGATGGTGGTGGAACGGGTCGCCGTGCGCCAGCGTCTCGGCGCCTCCCCGTTGTAGGGGATGTTGTCCCAGGCATGGAGCAGGGTCCGGCACTCGATCCACTGCGGCAGTTGGTCCCTCAAGTCGTTGCTCATGTCTCCTCCGTTCGTTCAATGTGCTCAGCAAGAAGTCCAGCAACCAAGCCGACATCAGCGGCCAGATAGTGAAGCGAAGTGTGCAACGCTTCGCCTTGTAGCCAGTTCTCCAACTCCGCTGCTTTGGCTCGCAGCACGCGCACCGCCAACCCGGCGGGCATCTGTCCGGTGCTCATCATCAGAACATCCTCTCTTTCGCCTTTGCCTTCGCTGGCTTCTGACCCGGCGACTTGATCTTGCCGGTGTGGACCCGAGCGACGTGCATATTCAACCCTCGACTTCCACTGAACGGCCCGGCGTCACATTGCTCGCAGGACACCGGCTCGGCTGCCGTTGGCGTTGTGCCGTGGCTCAACGTCATGTGCGAGCGGTAACCGCTCTTGCTGGCATACGGACCGGCACCGCACTCCGGGCAGACCAGACCGGGCGAGTTGCCATTGGTCCCGACCAGCTCCACGTTCGCCGCGTCGCCGTACATGGCGATGAGGATGTTGACCTGCTTCAACTTGGAGCGGGCCGACTTGGCCTCCTCGATGACGCCGAGCAGCCGGTCCCTCTCACGTAACAGTTCACCGACATTCACTGTGCTGCCTCCCTCTTGAACAGTTCCTCCATCGGACCGACAGCCGCACTCACAGTGGGACGAATCTCGTGCCCGTACACCTGGTCGATCATCCGCATGTTCTTGTGCCGCAGAATCCGGCGCACGTCCTCACGATGCACCCCGGCGTCGAGCAAGAGCGAGCCCGCCGTGTGGCGGTACTCGTGCGGCGTCCACTTCCCCAACCCCGCCGCCTCGCATATCCGCTTGTTGATCTTGCGGAGCGCACCGTGGCTCGTCGGCGTGCCCACCCGACTGGCAAACACCATGTCGTTGTCGGGCCAGGGCTTGCTTGCTTTGAGGCGCTCTTGGGCCTGGCGAACCTTGTGAGCCCGCAACGCGTCGAGCACGAGCCCCGGTGCCTCAAGCGTCTGCTTGGACTCCTCGGTCTTGGTGTCGCCCACCATGCCGTCCGCTCCGAGCGAGCCGTTGACGTAAATGGTCGCTTCCTCGAAGTCGACATCGGCCCATCGCAACCCAAGCAGCTCGCCGGGGCGCAGCCCCAACATGAGCGCCGTCACGAACAAGGCTTCAAGCCGTTCGCCGCGCACGGCGGCGAGCATCGCCCGGGCCTCGTCGAGCGTCATCGACTCCCGCTTCTGAATCGACGGCTGGATTCCGGCAGGCATGATCGCGAGCCGAGCCACGTTCTTGTCGACCCGCTCCTCGACGCCCGCCTGATCGAGCATCTGGCACAGAACGCCGCGCACCCCCTTGATCGTCGCCCGGGACAGACCGGCGTGCGCCATCCCCTTGAGCAACCACATGACATCGGTGACCCGCAGCTCACTCAGGCGCCGCTTGCCGATGGCCGGGATCACGTAGAACTCGAGCATCTGGCGTTTCCAGGCGAGCGTCCGAGCCCTGATGTCACCCGTCTCCACCCGGGCCTGCTCGACCTCGTTGAGCCATTCCTTTGCATAGGCGGTGACGGTGACCTCGCCGCCGGCGCGGGGCGGGCGGAACTCTTTGAGCTTGCGGATCGCCTCCTGTTGATTGGCGGCGTTCATGCGCTTGATCCGCCCATCGGGCAGTCTCACCTTCACCCGCCAGCGCCCGGTGGCGCTCTCCTTATAGACCGAGCCTTCGCCCGCTCCTCGACGTGCCATTGGGTCCCTTTCTTGCACTCGCGGCCACTTGGTGTTAGGTGGCGCTCGATGACATTATCAGGGGGGACCCAAGGGGACCTGCGAGATGGCGCTTAGTGCGTTGACCTGGCGTTTTGTGGCGCTCCCTTATGGCTCGACATAGCGCCATTTCGGGGACAAAACCGCAGGTCAGAGGCCCCTTTCATTCGCTTGGTCCCCGTCTCTGGCAGTCAAGTTGTCGTGGGTTCGAGTCCCATCGCCTCCACCAGGTCAGAGGCCCTTTTTAGCGAGGCGGGCTACTCGGGGAGGGACCCACGGAGGGACCCAAACCAGGTCATTGGGTCCCCGAGGTCCACTTCTGGGTCCCCGGGCAGCGTCTCGAGGCGCTCCACGAAGGCCGAGACGATCCGACAATCGCGCTCATCGAACGCCGGCTCAGCCGGGTATGGCAGGCGCTCGGTGAGCAGCATCACCGATAGGGCTTTCTGCTGAAGCAGTGAGAGGCCAATCACCCGGGCGCACAGTTCGATGAGCTGTTCGGGCTCAACATCGTCGGCGCGCTGGCGACGGGCGATCCAGGCACGCCGATCCGCCTCGAACGCCAACCAACGGGTTGCACGTTCGCGCAAGAGTTCATCGGTCATTCCCTAAAACCTCCAACCCCATTCCCAGAAACCAACCACCGTTTAGCGCGATCGTCTGAGAGTTAGCTGGGTCCGCCGCCGCCCAGCCATTCGTACAACTGGATCAGCGTCGCCTTTCGTGATGACGAGAGCCAGCGGTCCCGCCTGATTGCCGCCACGACATCGTTGGCCACCGTGTCGCTCCTCGTCGGCGCCGGGAGCCCGGCGGACTCGAGCATCTCAGCCAGGTCGGCGCCGAGCGCCTCGCACAAGCTGATGACCGTGTCACGCCCCGGATGGTGCCCCCGGGCCCCCGTCTCGATGGTGGCAATGTGACCGGCGCTGATCCCTGACGCCCGGGCCAGCTCAGCTTGGCTCAGCCCGGCTTCGAGCCGGTGTTCCTTGAGCAAGCGCCCAAAAGCGGTAGGTCCCGAATCAGGCATCGCCACGGAAAGTCCTAGCAGCGGTTGCGCGGCGACGCTCTCACCTGCCCTCGCGCTCCCCGGCCCACCCCGCGGCGTAACGCCACCATGCGCCATAAAGCGCCAGCGTACACGGCGGTCCCGGGCTGAACAGGGCCGATCAGAAAGGCGCTTGCAGACGCTCGGTGGCGGTGCTACCGATGACCTCCTCGAAACACACCTAGTTGCTCTCAGGGAGCAAACACATGACGCCAAGGACTGAATCGCCCAAGCGGGTCGACCCCAGCCGGTTCCTCACCACCGCCGAAGTGCTCGCCCGGTATCACATCTCGCGGCGCACCCTCGATCGCATCGCCGCCCGGGATGAAGCGCCCGTCTACAACCGCCCGGGTTCTCGTATGCGCTACTGGGACCCCGACGACCTCGACGCCCTCTGGCAGCCCGTTGAGCGGTGACGCCGACCCAGCTCTCGCTGCGGCACCTACGGACCGAAGGCTGGCTCGTCGATGTCTGCGAGCGATGGGTGCCGTCGTTCACCGGGGTCGGCGGCAACCGGCGCGACCTGTTCGGGCTCATTGACTTGGTCGCCCTGCGCGGCGCCGAAACGATCGGTGTGCAAACGACCTCGCACGCCAACTTCAACTCTCGGCTGAACAAGATCAACGACGACGAGCACCGCCCGGCGCTCGACGCGCTCAAAGCCGCCGGATGGTCAGTCGTCGTCCACGGCTGGCGCAAGTCCACCCGAGACGGTCACGCCTGTCACCACGGCGGGCGAGCCCGGTGTGGTTGCCGGTGGACGCTGCATCGTCTCGTCGCCGTGCCATGAACTACGAGCGGGCGTGCAACGTGACGGGGCCCTGGACCGCGTTGTCATCGGCGTATGAGCGCCAAGTCCATTGCAACCGGGTGCAAGGGCACGAGGGGACCAAACACCGCGAGTACGACCCGCGCACGTTCAAGGTCATCGCCGAGTGGGAGACGCCGAGCGAACCGGACCCGCGCCAACGCCGCAAGAAAGAGGAGCAGCCCTCACATGGCAGCAAATGACCTGACGATCACGTTCACCGAAGAACTGGTGGTGCTGACGTGTTGGTGCGGCATCAATCATGCGGTGCCTCGCAATCTGCGGGCGTTCCAAGAACGCCAGCACCGAGACGGCGAAAAGGTCACGCCGATCTGGTGCCCACTCGGTCATACGCATCAGCCCGCCGGTGAGGGCAAGGCGGCGCAGCTCGCCCGCGAACTCGAGCGGACCGAACGCCGGGCTCGAGCCCGCCTCGATGCGCTCGAAGCCGAACGCCGCTCCCACTCGGCCACCAAGGGCCAACTGACCAAGACCAGGAAGCGCATCGGCAAAGGCGTGTGCCCCTGTTGTAACCGGCACTTCAGCAACGTCCAGCGACACATGGAGCGCCAACACCCCGAGCTGAGCGAACCGCTCTCACCGGCATGATCGGCGCGCCGTACCAAACCCACTCCGGCACTTCGCACGACGCCGCCGTCGAGATCGAACCGCACGCCGCGAATCTCCGTGAGCGCGTGTTCCGGTGGTTGCGCGACACCGGCCCCGCCACCGACGAGATGATTCAGGATTTTCTCGCCATGCCTGCGAGCACCGAGCGCCCGCGTCGGATCGAACTGATGCAAGCCGGGCTCGTCTATGACACCGGGCAACGCGCCCAGACGCGCTCGAACCGATGGGCTGTCCTCTGGGCCGCCTGCGGAACCGTCTACCGCTACACCGCCCCCGCCAAAGGAGCCGCCATGACCTCCATCCCGCTCGACGACTTGCCGGTCGTGAACGACGCTCGGCGCGATCAATGGGGTCGGTACTTGGTGGTGCCGCCGAATGGTGGGAGGCCCGTGGGCTACACCCGGGTCACCACCGTCGCCAAGACCTTCGACTCCGGCGGTGGGCTCGCCCCGTGGAAAGCGGCCATGACGGCGCAGGGGCTCATCATGCGGCGCGGACTGCGAGCCCAGTGGGAAGCCCTGATGGCTGAGGCCGGGGGCGATCCCTGGTATCGCAACGATCGGACCAAAGCCGCCTGTAAAAAGCTGGTAGAGGATTGCGCGGCGGTCGGCGGCGCCAACGACCGGCGTGAGATGGGCTCGGCCCTGCACGCCATCTCGGCGTTGATCGACAACGGGCACGCGCCGGCCCATCTCACCGAGGAAACCGAAGCGGACATGAAGGCGTATCACGCCGGGCTCGCCGCCGCGGGTGTGAGCATCGTGCCCGGGCAAGTCGAGCTGACAGTGGTGCTAGACGACTATCACGTCGCCGGAACCTTCGACCGGCTCGTCAACGTGTCGGGCTTCGCCCTCCCCCTGATTGCCGATCTCAAAACCGGGGAGGACCTCAGCTACTCGTTCCAGTCCATCGCCGTGCAACTCGCCGCCTACAGCCGCGCCAACGATCTCTATTTGCAGGGCCCGGCCAAGGACGGCAGCGAGGACACGCGTGAGCCCA